GGTTTCTTTTCAGCTACTCTAACAGACTCTACTGCTTTGATAAGTTCGTTCACTTTACCCATTTGATTCTCGCAAACAGCTAGACTGTTCTCATCAGTTACTTTGATTTGTAGACAAGTTTCAGCCGCTTTGTCGAGTTGTAATTTTACATTCTCGAATTTAAGAAGAGATGACTTTAACTCAGGAGTTTGTACTATCAATTTTTGTAGTGTTACTTTTTCTTTCTTTGCCATGGTTTATTTTTTTAGTGATTTTAGAAAATTAGTTAATTCTTTAGCTAACATAGCTGAATTATATTGCGCGGATTCTATTTGATATAAAGCACTTTTTAATCCTCTTTTAGTTTGAGCCTCAAGGCTAGTTCCGTCTCCTTTTAAACAGATAAATCTGTCCCAAGGTATCTTAACTTCTTTTTTCTTCTTCATAACCACAAAGTGATCTATTTTTACATCCAATACAGTAAAGCAACCTTCCATATCAGATATGTGAACTTGACTTCCTGGAATGCAAGGCTTCTTATTCTTAACTAAAACTCCAGCGTTGTAATAATACCAAGGATTATAATATGTATTCATAATGTGTAATTTTAATAGTTAAACGTATAAAAATAAATAAGGTTACAAAAAATTGATTATTTATTCAAATTATTTTTTATTCTTCTCTATTAAGCCTAAACTTATGGTATTGAGCATCTAATTTAGGAATAGGTATCTCATCAGGGAATACCCTTTTATCTAAGTCTGCTTTAATATTAAGCCATATCTCCGCCATCTTACATTTACAGTAGTCTTGGTATATCTTCTTATGCTTATCTTTATCTTTAATGCTCTTATCTTGGATGACTAAGTAGTCTGCTTTACAATTCTCTAATACTTCTTTCTTGATATTTTCATCAATAGACATATCATTACCTGCCCATTTAAGTAAATCGTAAAGCATGGCTCCTGAGTGTGTATTTGTTATTATCCCACAACCTTCATTATCGTAAAGGTTATAGAACTCTTTTAGGCATATAGCCGATAAAGCTAATCCTATTTCTGATTTAAAATCTACTTTAGAACTCATCTCCATTGCTACTTCCTGTTACTAATCCATTAACTTCATTAATATCAAAATCTTTAAATGCTGAGTATTTACCTTCAAATCTTACATAAACCTTCCCTGTGCTTCCGTATCGGTTTTTAGCCACATTAATTTCACATAGTCCGCGCAAATCCATTCCTGTTTTTGGATCTGTTGCATCAGAATTGTAGTAATCTGCCCTGTAAAGTAACCAAATTTGTACTGCGTTGGCCTCAATAGCTCCAGAGTCTTTTAAATCAGACATTAAAGGATATGGCGGATTTCTCTTCTCTACATCTCTCGATAGCTGAGATAATTCAATCATGCAACAATTCTCTGTTTTAGAAGTCTCTAGTAGCCCATTACATCTATCTCCAACTTGTTCTTCTTTAGATTTTCCAACCGTTTCTTCTTTTGTATTCTTCATTAACTGTAAATAGTCAATCATTACAGTCATAAGTGTACTTAATGGAATACCTAATTGCTTACGAACCTTTCTTATCTTAGTTCTCATATATTGCCAAGTAATACCAGGAGTATCGTCAATAACTAGGTTTCTTTTAATTTTATCTCTTAGTTTCTTAATTCTGATTAAATCTTCATCAGATACATTGCCGCTTCTAATTTGCCAACTATTAATCTCTAGGCAGTTGGCCCAAATATTTTTCATTAGCTGTTTGGCAGGCATCTCTAAAGAAAATATAATCAAAGGCTCTCCTTTATCAACTGCGATATGTTTGGTTATATTGATAATTAAGCTAGTCTTTCCCATTCCAGGTCTTGCTCCAACAACAATAACTTCCTGCTTGGCTCCTGATGTAATTTTATTTAAGTCTTTTATACCATAAGAGTGTCCGATTGTTTCAGATTTACTATTCTGCGCTTCCATTAACTCTTCAAAAGCTTCATCAAAAATATCTTCAACGTGCCTTTCTACTGATAAATTATTCTTAATACTCTCAATGTCTGACACTATTGACTTTAAATCTTCAATAGAACTATTTACATCAGTTATCTCATTACTAAGCTCTGAGTGAACGCTATGAAGTATAGGTAGCATTTTTCTCTTAGTGTACTCATCGAATATATCATTTACATATTCTGATACGTTTTTGGCAATAGCGTAGTTTGGTTCCGAAACTTCTAATCCAATCTCTTTCTTGTTACAACCAGACTTAATTAACATATTAGAAAGTAGATAAACATCTGACTTCCTTCCTTTATCGTGGTTGTGTTTTATAATTTTATACTTAACCTTGTTAAAGTTTGTGGACCATAACTCTTCAAATATTAAATGATGACAAGTCTCAAATAGGTTTTCGTTATCTGCGTATAAATTAAGTACAGCTCTTTCTTTTTCTTTTAATGTCATTACTTATGGTATATAAACGTTGTGTTATTTTTTGTAACTCCTTGTAGCTTTCTTTTAAGTGCGCTATACCCTATATTGTTTTCTTTAGCAGCTATTTTTATAGAATCATAAATCTTACCGTCTGATGTATTAATTACTTTCATAGAACATCTTTTTATGGTTCTACTTATTAATAAATCTATTTGATGAGGATGTATCTTATTTAACCCTGTATCAAATGCGTGTTGACAATTTTCTTGATTAGTAGCCCATTCTAAATTAGAAATATGATTATTTAATTTATCTCCATCTTTATGGTTAACTTGAGGTTTATTCTTATGGTTAGGAATAAAAGCAATAGCAACAAGCCTATGTACTTTTTTAGTATGTCCATTTTTATCTTTAACCAAGGATACTAAATAATATTTCGTTGTACCTATTCCTGGTTTTAAATTTCTTTCTCCAAATCTACCTGCGAATTTTAGTGATTTTACATTTCCGAAAGTAGATACAGCATATCTACCTTCAAATCCTTCAATGTCTTTCCAAATTTCTTTTTCTTTATGTTCCATAATTAAAATACCAGCGCCTACAAAGACTCATCCACTCGCTAAGTATTAGCATTTGGCAATGTAAGCAACTGGATTTTTTTAATTTCTTTTTAGTGAATGAGTGATGCAAATATACAATTAACTTCTGAAAAAACTAGATGTTTGTTCTATTTTTTCTTGCACTTTATTCTTGTCAACAAACCAAACTGATAGCGCCTTTCCTTTCCAATTCAATACAGGTGAACCATTAGCCCCTTTCCATTCCATTGTAGAATAATATTCAAAAAACTTATTCGCAGATTCTAAAGTATATCCTTTTGATTTAAAGTATTCTCTTACATCTTCTATTTTTGGAGCAGGAGCAGGCTTCTTTTTCTCCTTCTTAGGCTTACTAAAATAACTTTTAATAGCTTCATGTGTAGCTTTAGTGTATTTCTGCTGCTTCTTTGATCCGCCTGCCAAAGTGAAATTATATAGGAATAAATCTCCTTCTTCTATTACTTCTAGTTTTACCATGTTTTTAATTCAAGTTTGAGTTATAATTTAATATTACTTAGTGGACTTTGGATTTTACTTATGTGATTATGGCTGATATGGAGGTAGATATTAGTCGTTTTTACACTAGAATGTCCAGCGAGTCTTTGGATAAGCGAAATATCAGTTCCGTTCTCAACCATGTGCGTAAAGCTGCAATGACGCATAAGGTGTGTGTAAACCCTTTTATTACATATTCCTGCTTTATCTGCCAACTGTTTAATTACTTCTCCTACACTTCTATCTGTGTATTGCAGTGATTTTTGTCCATTAAAAACATACTCGGCGGACTTGTACTCATTCCAGTAACTTTCTAATACATTAATCAAATCTTGAGATAATGGGACTTGCCTATCCTTATTTCCCTTAGCTTGGATTATATTAATTACCATTCTACTTCTATCAATATCTTTCCATTTCAAATTTATAAGTTCCGATACACGTAATCCACAAGAGTACAGTAAAGCTAAAATTGCTTTATGCTTCTTATTTTGGCAGACATTAAACATTCTTTGAATTTCGTTTACAGAAAGAACGATAGGTAGTTTCTTATCAGACTTAGGATAAGGAATCTTATCAATCTTGCTTGGCATACCTACAGTTAATTTATAGAAAGATTTAATAGAGCAAAGGTTATGCTTTCGTGTATTTATCGTTTTAAAAGTCAATAAATACTCTTTAATTTCCTGAGTCGGTATTTCTTTAGGCTCAGAATATTTATCGAATTTTATAAGAAAAGATTTAACTCCAGAAGTGTAATTTTCTTTGGTTGCATCACTATTATACTTTAAAGCACAATCAGTTTTATATCTATTTATCCACTTTTCTAAATTCATATTTTCGATTTTTTAATTAAAGAGTATTGATTTTGCTGTTAGTTTAAAGGGTAGTTTACATATAATAGTTATATGAAATGCCTTGCTTACCGTTTACAATTGAAGTTCCGTGAAGGAAAAACAAAAAGAAAAAAGCCACCGCACTTTTAAAGGATTTTTTTAAGTTCCATTCCATAGTTATTAATAATGTCTTTTAGTATTATGCTTTCTTTTATTTGCAGCTTTTGTTTAAATATTTTGTAATTTACATCGTGATGCCATCTATTAAATTTCCAAGTTACCTTTACGATGTCGGGATGTAACAATTGCAATGCTTCTGCAAATTCTTTTCTATTATTTGTTTCATTATAAATATCCTCATTACCACCATTATTTCTACCTGTGCCTGTTTTGTCAATCAATAAAGCATTAAACAAT